GGGTTCGACGACCTCGGCAAGAAGTTCGAGAAGGCCGGCAAGAAGGGCGGCGGCCTCTCCTCGATTTTCAAGGTGTTCAAGTTCGCCGGGCTCATCACCGGTGCGTTCGCTCTCGCCGGCGGACTGTCGGCCATCGGCGCCGGTGGCGCGATCGCGATCGGCGGGCTCGCCCCGGTCGTCGGTGTGCTGGCCGGTGCGCTGCCGATCTTCGCCGCGGCGAAGCTGTCGATGCTGCTGTTCAAGCTCGCCGCCGACGAGCTCGACCCCACCCTGACCCGGATCAAGAACCAGTTCACCGAACTGGGACCGGTCATCGCAGGCGGCGGCCTGAAGTCCGGGCTCGACTACTTCGCCAACTCCCTGGGCAAGCTCTCGAAGGTCACCGGCCGCGGGCTGGCCGGCCTCGGCGGGGAGATCGGACTGGCCGCCCGCAATGCCGGGAACCTCGCGAAGTCCGCGCCGTTCCTGGCTCAGGTGTCGCGGATCTTCGAGGGCCTCCGGCCGATCCTGCGTTACATCCTGGCCGGACTGCTTTCGATCGCACAGGCCGTGCTCAACGTCACCGAAGCGGCGCTGCCCGCGGCGACGGAGATGGCCGAGATGTTCTCGTGGATCGCCAAGCAGCTACGGATCTGGACCGCGGCGCAGCTGGCAAACGGCAAGATGGCGGCGTTCATTTCCAAGGCGTGGACGCTGTTCGTGCAGATCATCGGCGTGGTCGTCGACGTCGTGATCGGGCTCTACAACGTCTTCCGTATCGCAGCCGGCTTCGCGGGTGGCATGGGCAGGTCCGTGCACGACTTGGCGTGGGAGTTCCGGCAGTGGACCACCTCGGCCGAGGGCCAAGAACGGATCACGAAATACTTTCAGGACTCGCTTCCTGCGTTGCAGGAGATGGGCAAGCTCCTCAAGTTCGTCGTCGGCGGGCTGGCCGGGCTCGGCGCGAACCAGAACGTCGCGCCGCTGCTGGCACAGATCAACTCCCAGCTGCTGCCCGCTCTGGCGAACCTGATCACCAAGCTGGCCGGAGCCGGTGGACTGGGGCCCGTGCTGATCGACGTGGCCACGCAACTTGCGATCCTGTTCGCCGGGCTCGACTTCTCCGGACTCGCTGCGTTCGTTGCGGCCATCGACGGACTGCTGCACGCGCTGGTGTGGTTGCAGCAGAACGTGCCCGGGGCGAACTTCCTGATCTCTTCGCTGCTGTTCACCATGCTGGGGTTCAAGCTGCTGGGGCCGGTGTTCGACACCATCGGCAAGGGGTTCGTCGCGTTCGGCTGGATGAAGGGCGCGCTCACCGCGACCGAGGGACTCTCCGCCGGACAGAAGATGTTCGCCGGGGTGATGAAGCCGTTGGGCGGGCTGTTCGCCAAGCTGGGCGGCGTCGTGATGAATGTCGTCGTCCCCGCGTTGCGCATGATCGCGATCGCCGGTGTCGGCGCGCTGCGCATGCTCTCCGTCGCGCTGTTCACGACGCCGGTCGGCTGGATCATCCTGGCGATCATCGCGATCATTGCCGCGATCTACCTGCTGTGGACCAAGTGCGCATGGTTCCGCGACCTCGTCATGGCGGTGTGGTCAGCGATCAAGACCGCAGCAATCGCCACCTGGGACGCGCTCAAGACGGCGTTCTTCGCGGTCGTCGATGCGCTGGTGACGGCCTGGAATGCGGTTAAGACTGCGTTTATCGTTGTCGTCGATGCACTGGTGGCGGCCTGGGAGTTCGTGCGCGACACGACGATGACGGTATGGAACGCGCTTAAAACGGCTTGGCAAGCGACGGTTGATTTCATCGTTATGGTTGCGATGTGGATCTGGGACCATGGGCTGAAGCAGGTGCTTGACGTCGTTGTCGGCGCGTTTAAAATCGCCTTCAACATTATCAAGTTCATCGTGCAAACGGTAATCTTCCTCATCGCTATTCAGGTCAAGGTGCTTGCCACGGTCGCCGAATTGGTGTGGGGCCTCATCGTCGCCGTGTTCAAGTGGGGCGTCGGCGTGGCAAGTGCTGTGTGGAACTGACTGGTCGGAGTCATCACGGCGACCTGGAAGTGGCTGGTAGCAGCGGTTTCGACTGCCTGGAATTGGCTGTGGACCACGGTGCTGAAGCCGGTTATAGATTACTTCGTGGCCCTATTCCAGTTCGCTGTGTTCGTAGTCCAGGCAGCCTGGGCGATTCTTACTGGCGCAATCGCGGCCGCTTGGAACTGGCTGTGGTCCACCGTGATCAAGCCCGTGATCGACTTTTTCGTTGCTGCCTGGAATGCGGCAATGACGGCGATCAGCGCCGCCGCCGGGTTTGTATGGAGCGCCATTTCTGCCGGTATCACAATTTTCTGGGGCTGGCTACAACCTATTTTTTCGACGATCGGTTCAGCAGGCTCCGCGGTGTGGGCCGCGATTTCCACGGCAGCGTCCATCGTCTGGGGCGCCATCAAAACCGGATGGTCGGCCGTATGGGACTTCCTCTCCGGCATCTGGCAGAAGCTGCAAGGCGCCGGAACCGGCGTATGGGACGCGATCAAAAGCGCCGCGAATGCCGTGGGCGACACCGTCAAGGGCGTATGGAACGCGATCAAAACCGCCGTTAGTGGCGCGTGGAACTTCCTGGCACGTGGCTGGAACTCGATTCCGTCGGTCAGCATCCCCGATTGGGTGCCGATCATGGGCGGCAAAACTTTCAGCCTCCCCAAGCTGCCCATGCTGTGGAAGGGCGGCGAGGTGCCCGGCGGCGGCTCGGCCATCGTCGGCGAGCACGGGCCCGAACCACTGGTCGTCAACGGCCGGTACTCGGGCATGGTCGGCGCCGGCGGCCCCGAGGTGGCCAGCATCCCCAAGGGCGGCTACGTCGTGCCCAACCTCGACACGCTGCGAGCGCTCCCCGGGCTGGCCAAGACCATCCCGTCCGGCGTCGCCCGCGCGGTCGCCTCACGGGTGCCCGGGTACGCCGCACAGGGCGGCGGCGGGGACTCGGGCACAGCCGGCCTGGCCACTGCGGTACGGCGGCTCGCACAGGTCGTCGACGAGCGGCCGCCGCCGATCGTGGCGAACTCCGCCGACGTGGCCCGCGAGGTCGAGGAGAAGCTACGTCGCCTTCAGGCGGAGCGCGAGTTGCGCCGTAAGTACAGCTACGGGAGCAACTGATGGCCAACTTCGGAAGTATCGGAGTGATCCGGGACCGGGTCTCGGGCCTGGTGTTCGGCGGCCGTGTCGGCGAACGGATGTACCTGGTCACCGAGGACGGCAAGGTTTCCTACTCGTTCCACCTCGCGCCACGCTCGATCGAATACGGCGGCCTGGCCCAGAACTGGGTCGAGGCCGAGCGGTCCGGCAACACGCCGTTGCTGCTGCGCAAGGGAAACAACCTCAAGACGATGTCCTTCAGCTTCACGATGGTGGAGACGCGCAACCGCAACTTCGTCGAAATGACCGAGTCGATCCTGGCGCTGCAAGCCGTCGCACAGTCGAACCTGCGCGTGCTGGTCTCCTACTCTCGTCTCGAAGCCGGACTCTGGCGGGTCACCGATGCGTCGGTGACGTCGAGTCAGCGTCACCCGGATCCGTCGAACAACGAGCCGATTGAAGCCGTTGCGAGTGTCAAGCTCACCCGCGCGTCCGACCCGGCCGTGGCCGTCGGCCCGGTGTCCGGCGGCGCGGCGCCCGCGGCCCCGCCCGCGGCCCCCAAGGCGCGGACGTACACCGTCGTCAAGGGCGACTGCCTGTGGAACATCGCGCTCCGCTACTACGGAAAGGGCGCGCTCTACACCCGGATCTTCGATGCCAACCGGTCCAAGATCAAGGATCCACATTGGATCTACCCCGGCCAAGTGTTCGTGATCCCGTGAGCGGCAACGGAGAGCAGGCCATCGAGGACCGCCGAGTCGACCTCGGCCACGGGGTGTTCTACTCGAAGTGCCTGTGGCATGGCGAATGGGTGGCCATTCACGAGTGGCACAAGTGCGGCGCCCGAGACGTGCCCGGGCTGTACGGCGATGGCACGACAGCCGGGTGGATCCCGTTTAATGTGCCCACCGCCGACGAGATCACGACCGGCCTGGGTCCGCGCTGGGAAGTCGTCCAGTTCGAGCCGCTCACTCTTTCGCCGTCTCTCCAATGTCGACTGTGCAGTCACCACGGGTTCATTCGTGAAGACCGCTGGATCCCGGCATGACCACCCTCTCCGCCGCGCAGGTCGCCGCGCTCGTCAAGCAGGCCGGGTTCCCGCAGAGCGTGTGGGTGACCATGGTCGCCATCGCTCGGCAGGAGTCCGGGTTCGTTGTCGAGGTAAAGAATCCGCACTCGTCGGCATCGGGGCTGTTTCAGATTCTGTGGTCGGTGCACAAGACCTACGACCAGCGCAAGCTCCTGTCCGACGCCGCGTACAACACCAAGGCCGCATACGAGATCTACAAGTCGCAGGGGCTGCGGGCGTGGGTGGCGTACTCCTCGGGCGCCTACAAGAAGTACCTCAACCTCGCCGAACAGGGCGTAGCGCAGGCGGCCAGCGTCAACGGCAACGCCGCTGTGCCGACGGCCGGATCGTCCTCGGGCACGAGCCAGCCCGCGATCACCTACGGGCCGAACGGACCGCAAATCGTTTCGGCCGGGATCGGCACGCCCCAGCGGGCGGACGAGGACATCTCTTCGCCGCTGCGGAACTTCTGGATCCGCGGTACGCAGGTGGCCGGCGACTTCGCGAACTCGATCATCGGCGAACCGAGCTACGAGGCGAGCATCGACACCTCGCCCAACGTCGTGTTCACCGTGGCCGACCCGGCCGGTGCCCTGCTGTACACATTGGACCGTCAAGGGTGGTTCTGGTCCCGCGGCGGTCGGGTGCAGTACGAAGATCTGAACATGCGAATGGACGAGATCAAGTTCGAGCCCGGCTCGCACATGACCGGACAGCTCACGGTGTCTGCCGTCGACGACATCGTGTTTGCCCTGATGAGCCTTCAGGGTCCGCGCACGGCTTCGAACATCTCGGCCACCGAGTGGATCGCGCAGGAACTCCGGCTCGCCGGGCTCGACCCGAACCTCTGTTTCCTCGGCGAGTCCGTGCCGAGCCAGTCGACCATCGCTCGCGATGAAGAGGACCAGTCCGGCAACAACACCTCCGGCGACATGCCCTCGGCCTGGACCACGGTGGTGCGCCTGGCGAAGGAGCTCGGTAAGCGGGTGTTCATCTCCGGCGGCCGGCTGGTGTTCGGCTCGGCGGCGTTCGCGATGCAGTGGGCCGCGGCCGGCACGATGCGATTGAGCTGGCAGGGCTACACCGAAGCCGAGCGGTTCCTGACGCTGCCGTCAGCCACCCGGGTTTCGGTCGGCTCGAAGAACGGCGTGCTCCAGCTGCAAGGCCGGGTGCCGTTGAACCGGGCGAAGTACTTCCGCCCGGGTGTGCGGGTCACGGTCGTGTCGATCCCGGGGGTCGCCGGTTCCGACGAGAGACTCATGATGGTCTCGCACATCGCGCACAACATCGGGACCGACACCGACGGCGCGGACGTGACGCTGCTGGAGCCGATCGACCCGCCCCCGCAGCCGCCCACCTCGCCGTCGTCGGACGCCCTGAACAACGGCTCGACGTCCGGTAGTGGCGGCTCGGCAGGAGATGGCCAGATCGACCGGTTCGTGGCCCTGGCGCTCCAGCAGGCGGGCAAGACGTACCGCTTCGGGGCGGAGGCGTCCCCGAGCGACCCGAACCCGCGGGCGTTCGACTGCTCCGAGCTGGTCGAGTGGTGCGCCGCCCGCGTGGGGATCAGTCCGAAGGTGCCCGACGGCTCGGCCGCGCAGAAGGCGCATTGCACGCCGATCAGCGTGGAGCAGGCAATCCGGACGAAGGGGGCGCTTCTGTTCATCCCGGGGCACGTGGCGATCAGCTTGGGGAACGGGAAGACGATCGAGGCGATGAGCCCGACGAGCGGGATCAAGCAGGGCAACGCCGCGGGCCGGTTCAAGTCGGCGGGCAAGATACCCGGTGCTCAGGGGTATCGATGACCGTCCATATAGGTCTATCCGGACCGAAAGATCTTTTGTTCGGAGAGGGGGCGTAATGCCCGACTACGGGTACTTGCACCGCGGCGAGGTGCTGAGCCACGACACCCTCACGGACTCCTACTACCTGAAGTCGGTGAGCCTCGCCCGCACGCAGAAGTGGGGGCCGGTCGCGTCCTGTGTGCCCGGCCTGGTCAAGGGCGACCGGGTGATCCTCGGCGCGAGCGGCACCAGCCGCGACGACCTGATCATCCTCGGCAAGATCGGCGCCGAGGGCATCGACATCGGCGACGTGCAAGGGCTCCTCGACGCCCTCGGAGACAAGGCATCCGCGGTCGATCTCCAGTCCGTGGCCGATCAACTCGACGCGCTGGCCGTCGACACCGGCAGCCTGGGTGGCCGCGTGGGCGTTGTCGAGGGGCGGGCAACCACGCTGGAAAGTCGAGCGACCTCGGTCGAGGGTCGAGCAACGTCCCTCGAAGGCCGGGCGACGTCCCTCGAAGGCCGGGCGACCGCCGTCGAGGGACGCGCTACCGCGCTGGAAACGGCACGCACCTACAACCGTGGCGATCAGGATCTGTACGGCCACCTCATCGAAACCGCGCCCCGGCACAACGCGAGCGCAGCGGTAACCCTGGCGAACGGGGTGGGCAACCTTCAGCTGTCCTACGCCAATCGAGCGTTCAACTTCGCCAGCCTGCGGGCGGTGGTGTCCACAGCGGGCACCGGCGCCGGCACCGCGGTAGCCGCGGTGTACGTCGGGACCAGTCGCGCCTCTCTGATTCTGCACGTCACGCAGGCGATCTTGCTCAATGCGCTTGGTGAGCAACTGGCGCTTTTCGCTGGGGGCGGGCAGGCGTTCAACGGTTTTCCGTACATGGCCCTGGGCATCCTGGGCAGCGGCTACACCGTCGCGCCCCAGGTCGCCGCCACGCCCGCCGTGCCGCACGCCGGCGTGCTCAACCCCGCCGGTCAGCTGACCGCGGTAACGAAAGCGCTCGGCGCGTGGCCGGCAACCGTCGACCTCACCGACGGCACGTGGGGGTCTGCGACGCAACGTGCGTGGATGGGCCTGTCGCCGTGAGCCGTGTCGTGACCAGGCCCGACCCGGCCCCGATGGGAGGATGACCGCGTGCCCCGACTGATCAGCTTCCCCTGCGTGCTCGACGCCACCGGCAGCATCGCCACCGTCGAGCAGGACAGCGACGCCGAGGTGGAGCAGCAACTGGCCGTGGCCATGCTGACCCGCCCCGGTGAGCGCATCACCGTCCCGACTTTCGGGACAGCTGACCCGGCGTTCGCCGGCTTCGGGATCGCCGCGGTGCAGCGGCACTGCCTCGATTTCGGCCCGGACGTCGTCATCACCGCGGCCGAGACGAAGCTACTTGACGGCGAC